CCCAGGGTTCATCTGTGACTACTTTAGCTGCCATTGAAAGTGTCATCAATGTTGTACCATTAAATTTTATTCTAAAAGTGATAGCATCTACTGCTGCTGCTGTAGTGATCTGTCCATTTGCTGTCATTCTTATTACTTTGGCTATGTTGAACTCTCCTGCAGCGAAGGGAATAGAAGCTACTATTGTCTCTGCGGTTGTATTTGTGACTGTTATTGATGTGGTTAAGACTCCACTAGCTGTACTTATGACTCTATCATCAACATTTTCTCTAAAATATAATTTAGAATCATCAAACCATAGCATGCCTTTTCTAGAGGCGGGTATGGCACCTTCTTCAAAGTTTATGGCCTTAGTTTGTAAACCTTTGGCAGAAACTACTTTTGTTTTGATATGGGGGTCAATGTTTTCTCTTTGATTGTCATATCCTGCAGCACCTTTCGGGGTCTTGTATGATCTAGAAGGACTTTTAAGTTGTTTTACTGCAGATTTTAATGAAGTCAATTTCCTATACTTGTCCATGTAGCGTTTGATGTTATTGCTATATATGTGATACTTGCGCCAGAAGCTAAAGCTGCTTGTGTATCTGCGCCTGCTCCTAGATTATCTCCACTTGCTGGGAAAACATCACAAGATTGAGCACCATTATTCTTTATTTTTACCTGTGTACCTGCTTGGAATGTAGCTGGAAGTGTGACAGCATCTCCTGCATTAGCACAAACAGAAACAACAACAAAGGAAGTTGTGATAGGGCTACCACCTTGAATACTACCTACATCTGCAGTGACAGTCAATTGATTACTTTTCCATTGTAAAAGAACCCCGTTGGAAGTTTCACTAGCTCTTAAAAGTTCGACTCCTCCTGCAACAAAAGAAAGATTATCTCCTGCGGAGCTTCCTATACCTGTATCTGTATCATCATTGAATGTAAAAACGGGAACATCATAAGATGCAGCAGCTTGTATTAATTTAGCGCCTCCTGCTGTGGCAGATTCAATAGAAGTATCATACTCAACAGTGCCACTTAATGTGTCAACTGTTGCCTCTTTTACTGCAATATGCTTAAAAACATTGTCTGCACCCATTATTTCTTCACCTTATTTTTCTTCTTTGGTTTTAGTTCATGTTCTGACGGAGTCAGTGGGTCTCCAAATTCTTCTATTAGAACTTTTGGTATATCTGTGAATCTTTTGGCTTCTACTAAGTTATCATACATTCTCTTTCGATTTATTTTGCTCATTTTATTGGCCCTCTATATGGATGCACCAAATTTGCATGCCATTTGCTGTAGTGAATGGGACATATTTGTCATCTGTACCATCCCAGGCTGCATCCATTTCTACTCCTAATGCTGCGAAACCTGCTGCATTTGCAGCTTGTGGCCCGCAAATAGTCTCATCACCTGCTGCCATGTTATATACCTGTTATACTGCATATAGCATTTGTGTCTGTAACTTGAAGCTGTCCTACTTCCCAGGCTCTTATGGTGTACTTGACACCAGGGTCTACAATTGTTTTAACTTGGAGACCGACTACACTCTTCCAAGTGCATGCCTGTTTAGCTAAAACTAGCTGTGCGCCTCCATCTGTAACTGAGTTGGAGACTGTCATGTTAGCACCTAAAAGTGAACCTACAACTCCGTTTCTAGTTACAGCATCAGTATAAAACTGACCAGCATTTCTTATGTTGGCATTTCCAAGAAGATGTGACTCTCCTGTGGGATGCAACAATAAGAATAACTTTTTGAAATCGTAATTGTCTATCTTAATAAGTGACTTTGCATCTAGTATGTCTTGGATCGGGTCTCTATCGGCTATGACTGCATTATCCCAGGTAGCATTGGCTGCTTGGACATTTCCTGCATTGGCCAAAATCCCTGCACTAATGACAGCATCTACTGACTTAGTGACTCCTCTTGCAATCCTTAAAAGAGTCCTGGCAATCATTGGAACATTGTTAGTGGCCACATCTTCCCAGGAAATGACACCTTCAAAGGCGTGTTTTATGTTTCGGCCTTGAACTTTTGTCCAGGATACCTCACCATAAGGAAACTGTGCAAGTCGTGGGACTTCCTTGACAGGGCTTAGTGAGTGACCTTCTAAATCTGCTGCTGTCTCTCTGTAATATGTCTCTGTCCATGCTTTGGATGACTGAATCATACATAGCTGTTTCATTACATAGTTTTGTAATGCAAAACCTTTAACTATCCTTGAGAAATTCTCTGCACGAATATCTTGCTCGCCTGTTGTATTTGCCATTATCTATACACCTTTGTTTATTTATTTATTCTGACTGCTGCTACCTCATTGTTGGCATGTGCTTCTAGGCATTGGCCTACTGTAGAGGATTGTATGAAGTCATCTCCATCTGCTACTGTAATCATGTTAGCTGTAGCACTTCCGGCGCACCATGCGCCTAAAGCTGTGACTCCTGCTGCTGCTGCTGTAATATCAAAAATACCATCTGTCCATACAGATAGTCTAACGGAACCATCACTGATAACTTTTTCAGTGCATGCAATACCTGCGATTGCCTCGTCTGCTCCGCTATGTGCTTGGATGGTTCTGTCTGCTGAAATTTCCATAAGTGTACCTTTTGGAATTGCTGTTCCATCAGCAACAATATAGGATATAGGTCTACCACCATTGAATAATTCGATTATGACTGCCTCATTTGCCATTATTTATTCACCCTTATTGCCTCTGTTCCTGCATTTGTGCCGGCTTCGATGTAATATCCTACATCTGAACCATTTAAAAGGTCGGCTGCTGCACCTGTCTCTACTGTGTTTGTGTCTGTGGCGGATACTGCCATAAGAGTGCCTACAACATCTGTGCCTGTGTCGGATTTTATGTCAAAGATACCATCTGTCCAGGCTGTGACTTGGAGTGATCCATCACTTGCAACCTTCTCAAAAGCTGCAATACCTACAAATGGTGCATTTGCTGAAGTTGCAACTATTACTCGTCTATCTGCGTCAAGTGTTAATAGAGAACCTTTGGGGATTGCTGTAGCGTCTTGGCATGTATATCTTATGCCTCTGCCTCCGTTGAATAATTCGATAATTGCTGCTTCGTCTGCCATAAAATAATCACCTAAAAAAAGTTGTAGATAATAGATTATATAAATTTTATGGTTTTGCTTGCCAATCCCAACAATTGCCGCAAATTCTTTGTTTATATCTTGGTGATCCTTCTACAAACTTGCGTAATTTATTGCATTTCTTGCAGAATATTTTAACTAATCTTGGCATTTTTAGGGAATAAATCGTCTTCATAACCCGTGCCTGCTAGCATATCACGAGCATTTTGGATTTCTTTTTGGTCTTTGGTCATCCTTTTCTGGCCTGCTTTGGTTGTTCCGCCTAGTGTTTTCTCAACTTGTAAGGCTTCTTGTCTTGCCACAAGTTTGGCAGTCTCTTTATTTGCATCTTCCAACCTTTTAGCTGCTGCGTTAGCATTTTTGACAATATCTTCGGGTTTGTCCACGATGATATTATCGCTGTTAGTTGATTCTGACTCAACAGCATCCAATTCTTTCATGTCTTTTTTAGCCTCTTCTACATACTCTTTTTGTTTTTCATCCATTTTTACCTCCTATAAAATACCAAAACCTAATGCACTAGGGCGATTATCATCTAATTGTTTTGCTTGTTCTGCCTTTTGTCGGGCAAAATCTAACCAAAATGCTGCAGATTCTTCCCTAGCATATTTTTCCATTTGGAGAACATATTTTTTATAATCTATCCAAAATTTTGCATTTTCTTCTAGTGCCTTTTTCTCTTCTCCTCTAACTTTTTGCCTTTCTCTTTCAAAAAAAGCTGCATCATCAATCATGTCTTGATCTAAAGCTTCTTGCTTCCACTCAAAATATTGTTTATTTTTTTCTATAGCATTGTCGGTGATAACATTTGCAGTATCTATTTTGTCTTGATCTCTCTGTAGCCAATAATCTGCAGTTGTTTGGCCTGTTGCAAATTTGTGTTCTTGATCTGCTTGAAATTTGTCTCTTATTGCATTTGCAGGAGAATTGGCCTGCTTGTTTAGGATTGCTCCTACTGCTCCGGAAATTGGACTCCATAAAGCTATCTGATTTGCTACAGATACAAGTTCTCTCTCTGCAGCTTTAGATTCATTGACTAATAACCAATCTCCTGTTCTCATAGCTTCGGGAATTAATTTTGAATCTCTAAAAATAGAGAATTGTTCTTTAGCCTCTTTTTCCCCCCACATACCAAAAGCAACACTGCCTGCCCATGCTCCAAGTGCTAAAAATGTAGGGTCTGAAATTATCTTTTTAAGTTTTGTATAGAATGTACCTAAATTTTTAGTATTGACGGCGGAAATTAATGTCCTACCTCCTGTATTGACTGTTTGTGCTTGGCTTCCAATCTGTGAAGCTGAAAAGATTTTAACTCCTTTTAATGTAGATAAACCTGCTGTGCCTGGTGATGGTGAAAATAACATAAATCCGGCTGGACTTCCTCCGACTGTTTCATCCATAAGAGCATTTTGTCGTGGGTCATTACCTAGAATTCTTTGTTGTATTTGTTGAGTGGGAGTTAATTTATCAAATTGTGCAAATTGTTCTTGTTGGAAACGGCCCGAAACATTTAATTCTTGAGAGATTTTATCCATAGGAGTTTGCGGACTATCAAAAGTACCTGAGGAACCTGAGCCTCCGAATGAACCACTGCCAAATGAGGGCTTTTTTTGTTGGGATGAGGAAGCTTTTGATTGATTTATTCTTTTTTGTATTGCCTGTATATTTGAATTTGGTGTAGTAGTTGCTCTGATTCCTTGTTCTGTACTTTGAAATTGTACTTTTCCTGTAGGTTTTCTGACAATTCCTTTACTCTTTGAAGAGGATTTCTTCTTTGCTCCTACCGGATTGGCTTTGTTCCAGGCCTGTTGTCTTTTCTTTCTGTCTGATCTTGCCTTTAATTGTGATGATGTTGCCATTATTTCAACCTCTCTAATAATTTAGTAAGGGCTACTGTATTGTTTTGGATGACCTTTTCAGTCCTGAGCATGAACCAAATGCACATAGCAATTGGGAATCCTACTGTTGAAATTGTTGTTATTAAGTCGTAAGTCATGTTTGTCCCTCCATTTCTGCAGTAGTATCATTGGGCTGTGCTGCCTGTTCCTGTTGTTCAAGTTCTGCCTCTTGAGAGGTGTCTGATATTGTATCTTGTTGGAGACTTGCCGGGAAAGTAAGGGCAACTTGTAGATTTAATTGGCCTAATATCTGCTCTTCTATGTATAATTGTTCGGCTTTGACAGACTGTTCATAGGAAAGATAGACAATCTTGCCGGATGCATCAGTAAATTCCTTTGCATTACCTAGTATGATCTGAGGAACCATGACGGCCTGGAAAAAGTAGTCATTTAGCTGATTAATCCACTGTAGAGGGTTAAGGCTAGCATTCCCTGCAGTAGTGACCAATTCGGGCTGTACGGCACCTTTAGGGATGTACATATTTTCACCGCCTTTTCTGGCTTGGTCCCATTTATTTTTAAAAGATGAAATTTTTGATGGATCATCTGTATCTAGATGAAATATCCAAAGGGGGTCAACATTTCTGTGTAGCACCCTTTTCCAATCTGTCATAGCCTCATTCCTGGCCAAAATGAGCCATTTAAGGGAGTCTATTATCCTGGTTCCGTGGATTTCGTCTGCCATACGTTGATGGCTTAGGTGAAATATCTTTTCAGGAGAATATTTTTTATTGGCTTTCTGTGTCTTGAATACTTGCTCATATCTCTTAATCCTTCCATTATCTCCCTGGACTATGACTATAGACGAGGGGTCTAGAGGTTTTAAGTTGATAAATATTTTATTTTTATCTCTGATAATTTCTGCAAATGAGTCTTTGCTGATAGTTTTTACCTTAATCATGTTCTTTAAGATTGAGTTAAAGGAGTCCTTTCCGTTGCCTTTGATATTGCCTAGTAAAAGCTGTGTGATTTCGTCTGCTTCAAATCCTGCACCCATTGTCCAGATAGCTTTGGCGTCTATAGCTGTCTTAAATTCGGGTATTGTCTTGTAATAGCCGTAATCTTGTGACCAATCAGTATTTTGATAGGTAAATTCTTTTTGGTCTCCTGCTCCGTCTGTGTCAACTGCATCTACAGAGTAGTCTACTATAGTGTTTTCCATATCTGTAGCTTCTGCACTAGCTATATCTGTATCAGGCATTTAAATCATCCTCTAATTTTTCTTTCTTTTCCTTCTTAATCTTGACTCTTTTGTCTATTTCTGCGGCCTTTTTGTTGATTTCTTCTAATAGATCTGCCTTTGAGGCGAATCTATCATCAGGATAGACAAAATAAGGGCAATCTTTAAAGTCTGTCTCAATCCAGACCTTATTATGTCTGAATTCAAAGTCTAAGATTTTTATTTTCTTTGTCATGCTTTCTCTAACCATCCTACAAATGTGACATCTCCGCCTGTTACTTGGAATTGTACTGTTATGTTCGTCTCGAATTTCAAGGGTGCTGCAAAAGTAGTAGTAACCGAATTATTCGGGCCTACTGCGGACATATTAGCTACATTTGTGGCATTATCTTTAAAAATGGCATTGGAAACAACTCCTGCTGCACCTCTACTAGATAAAGTTACTGACTTTACATAAGCTACCTTACCTGCTGGAACAGTGTAAACTGTGGTAATTGCTACACCTAAGACTCTTGACTCATCTGTAAATAATGTACTTCCATCTTGATCCCATCTTTCTTTAAGGAGTCCGTCGTCGTTGAGGAGTCCTTGTCCTGGGAAAAGATTGCTTCCTGCTAGAACCATTGTCTTAGCATGAATACCTTTTCACTTTTTGGTATTCCTCCTTCGTCTTTTTTGCCAAAAGGTACTGCAAGACCTAAAAAAATCTCCTCTTGACCTACATCTAAGCCATTTAGAAAGATTTTTCCTAAAAGTCTGCCATATTTTCCTACTCTTTGCTGTGAATCTATCAAGATTTGTACGTCTTTGTTTATGAGTTTTGAGTGTAGCCATTGTTGTGTGACCTCGCCTCCTGCGTTCATTTCAGGAGCATCTATATCAAGGAGTCTAAGGGGAAAATCAAAGTCCCGGAAATCAGTCCTCAATGTTACTGTGTCGCCATCGTGTACCTTGACGACTGTAGCCAAAAAGTCCCGGGTGATCTGTGGGTGGGGTGAGGTAAATGAGTGAACCTGCATTTGGGCATTTGTCAACTCCGGGAAATTTTGGTAATCATGATCGAAAATTGTCATTTTAGGCTTGTTTTATGAATTGTCTTGCCTTTTCGTCTCGCAAAATTGATATATTCCTTAGTGCGGTGTCACGTAAGACATTAATCATATCCTCGGCCTCTGTTCTGCTAGTATATCCTGACATATCCCAGGTTATGCCTTGAATTGCGGCCAAACTTGCGCCCGTATCTATCAAAATACCCCTAACAGTAGCATTTAAAGCTGTTCCTGAGTCCAATGTACTCCAATCAAAACGTGTCATGACATTTATGACACCTTCAACATCAATAATGATGGTATCAAACCATCCTGCGGCCTTGACTGTGGCGCTTGCGCCTGTTCCTACCCTTAATAATATGTCTGCATCCTTCGCGAATTGTCCTGCATCTGCCATTTTAATTAAAGTTGGTGTTATTGAAGTATATAAAATTTTTGTTAATATATGTAAAGGTCGAGACCTCTCTCTTTGATGCACCAGCATGCTCTGACGAGTGCTTCGGCAATATGGGTGTATATGCCATGAATCTTGACTTTTCCGCTTTCTTTATACTCAAAAATGATGCTTTTCATGGATTTTAATAGGGAAAGGTCGCTAATCAGCTGCAATTTGCCTGTTTCCATTAGCATTAAGGTATTGGAGTATAAATCTTCCTTAAGGATGCCGCGTTTTTTTTCCTCTCCCTGGACTTCAATCCTTTTGGATGCGTTATTGATGCCCATGACCTTGCGGCCTAACTTTTCCATGAGTACATCGGTGACTGAGCCTCCTACGCCTCCGTCATCAATGAATATCTTATTAAAATCATAGATTTCATCTATCTTTTGGATACGGCCTATCGTGTCGGTGGTGCTTATCCTGTTGGTTGTCAATACTTTGACTATCTTTAAGTTGGTTCCTAACATTTCGCATATTACAAAGGCGTTCTCATCACCACCATAGCGTGCAATATCGACTCCTAAGTAGTATCTTGCGCTGTCTTTATGGTCTCTGTCCTTTGACCACTCAATGAATGTCATACACTTCTTAATAAGTTCTGTCTGAAAGAATTGGTTCCACTCATCAGTGAACTCGCCCATATATTCCTGTCGGTATTCTGCCTTAGTCATCCTCTTCTTTTCTTTGGCCAAGAAGTCTTTAGGTATTCTTTTGCAGTCCTCGCTGCTTGCATGGAAGGATTTGAAGTCTTTGTCTGTAAAACTATTGAAAAAGAAGCCTCCACGCCCAAATGGGGTGCTGAGAAGCACCAAATGTCCCATCTTTCTTAATTTGCGGCTTACTGCGATCATAGGTATTACAGCGTTCCAGACAGTCTCGGGGATGTAAGCTGCTTCATCAGCAATAAGCATATCAATGGTGAATCCTCTAATGAAATAACCTGTTCTTCCAGCTGGAAGGCTATAGATCGTGCTTCCATTTTGGAGCTTAATTCTTGTGAGTGTTGGTTTTTCTGCATATACATTCTCCTCCCTGTCCAGGTTTGCCCTGACTTTTTCAAATAAAAGAGAAGATTGCCTCTGACTTGCTGCTATAATTAAGGTTGTGGTTCCTGGGTTTTCCAGGGCAAATTTCATAGCTTTTGCAGAGACAACTTCACTTTTCCCGACTTGTCGACCACTCCGTATAGTGATGTGTCCGTCGTGGTCAAGAACTTCTTGCTGCCATTTATCCCATTTCCATGTCATTTTTTTAGGGTCCTTAAAGTATCAATTTTTTTTGAGCAAGAAGATCTTCTTGCATTTTATTGTAATCTCTTGTATTCTTTACTTTCCCAAATATTGAAATTATTGAACTATTTGAAAAATCATTATCTTGTCTAACCCAAACTTCTTTTAATTTTACATCTTTAGAGGGAGTCATAGGAATCCAAGTTGCATTATAAATAATTGTTCCACCCACTTTACACACTCTAACACACTCAAAAAATGGCTTAAATCTCTCATAATATCCAATCTTCCAGGGAGGATCTGAGACAACAGTATCAAAAGTATTTGATTTGAATGGTAATAATCTCATATCTCCTCTTATGATTGATTTATCTTTTGGATCCAAATCAAGATTAACATCACATATTGGATTTTTTCCAGCACAAACATTTAGACTTTTACCATGGATCCTATCTTTAACAAAATTTGTTACACTTTCATTCCATATCCAGCATTTCTGCAATATTGTATTTTTCTTCATGATCTTATTGGGCTATTTAGCCATCCTCCTTCTTGTTTTCAATATGGTAGTTAGGGTATGATCTTTTATTCGTGCCATCAGGGTGCGAGGCTTTGGAGACCAGGCTGTGCCTGAGTCCCCTGTCGGCTCTGCTGACGGGGTTGCCAAAGGATGCGGAATGTGTCCGGTCTCTAGGCTCCCATTTGGTTGATAAAGTCTATTGTGATGTGGTAGGTGAATAAGGATATTATAATTATTTGTATGAGGAATTCAAAGAGTAGTATCAGGGGGATGGGTTCGTATAGGGTGATCTCGCCGTATTTGATGATCTTGTAAAAGATAATAAATAGGATGATTGCGTTACCTAGTCCTAGGAAGTATATGTATTTCATTTTAATTTATACATGCATGATCTGCAGGTGTAGTATTTGGTTCCGTCTATCTCTTCTTCCATGTAAGTGCCGGATATATGGACTTGACAGTCTTTGCATGTGAGTTTTCGTCTTATCTTGGGCTTTGCGCCTACGGGGATTCTCATCGTTCATTTAGTTTTAATAGATTCATGCAAGATATTTGATATAAAAATTTATGGAAGGGTGGACACACAACCCATCCAATCAACTCAACATTCGTTACAACCAACACGAGCATGTGTTTTATGCTCGTCACGTCGCCACGTATGTGGCGACACTCCCCCCGGAGGGGGGTGGGGGGGGACGAAGTAAGTCAAAAGACACCACACTGTGAGAGAGACGAGTACACGAAGTGACGGAGTTGATGAACAAGCGTTGACGCAATCTTGCAAATTGCGGATATAGCCCGGGCTGCGAAGCATGGAGACGCCAAGGCGGCTCGAGGGTGAGGATGTCTTATATAGATAGTAAGAGTGGTGGGGTGGCTCTGCGCTAATAAGAATCTTAATCACCTGTTAAGTCTTTGTCTGTCAATGTGATAGTTTGTGCTGTATGACTCTTTATCCATCCTAGTAGCACCAAGGCTCTACTATTACGCTTATATGTATATGGGTCTGTGCCTATCTCCTTCATGA